GACTTCAGCCGAAAGGGTGGTGACTTTTGACCCACCCCCCTATGCCTCACCGGTGCCAGTGCGACCCAGGGTCCAGCGGTACGCCGCTCTCATCGCAGCCTATGAGGTGGCCGGACTTCTCTAACCGTTGCTTGGCAGAGTCATGGCAGGGCTTACAGAGGCTCTGGAGGTTCAGCTCATCAAAGAACAGTCCTTCATCGCCCTTGTGTGGTGTCTTGTGGTCAGCAACCGTTGCCGCAGTAACCTTGCCTCTGTCCATGCAGTACACACAGAGAGGCTTATCCCTTAGCTGTCTGGCTCTGAGCTGATACCAACGCTTTGTGTTGTACAGGTGGCGCCATGGTCTTGATTCAGGCCGGGCTGCCATCTAGATACCTACCAGGTTGTGCATCAGGTTCTTCGCTCTCCTGAGCTAATGCCTCGATCAGCATCATCAGGAGTTGATTGGTCTGGCGTTGTTCGTTCAACAGTTCGGCCAGTAAGGATTCCGCTTGCTCGGTCATACGCTACCTGGCTCCACTTCTTGATCCATTCACGGCGACGGGCGCATCCTGAACAGGGCATCACGGATACCTCGTAAGCGCCGGCCTATCTCCACCCCACTGCTCAGGTAGCGTGCACTTGGTCACCTCTACCTCGTACAGCTTGGGTGGAAGAATGCCTTTGTGAGCTTCGTACCCAGGAGGCGCGAGGTATACCGTCTGACGGTCACCGCGGCATTCCCACGTCCGACCCATGTAACCCAAGCCATTGCCCACGACGAACACCATCAGTGCGGCAAATACCCAGCGACCCAGATACTTGATTCGTTTAGCCATGGACACTCCGAGTGCGGCGGTGGGCAACCCTGCGGTCCCTGCCGATCATGAGTGAACCAATGCGGTGCCAGAAGTAAGCAGCTGTGAAGAGAGTGAAGCCAACGATGATCGCGGCTCCACCGGTGTTATTGATCAGCTTCCAAGGCTCATACACCCATACGGCGATATGGCCGAACACGTAGATCAGTGACCCTGTGAAGATGAATGCTGCCTCTGCCCTGTCGTCCTGGCGGAAGCGCTCACCGTTGATGGCGAACAGCAGACACCGACCAATGACGAGACCATAGGCAAGCGCCGCGGCGACGGAAATCATCAGCATCACTGTGCTCCAGGTGAGAACTTCTCGACCCAGGCTTTCAGCTTCACTTCCGCAATCCCCATCACAGGGTATGCGAAGAATCCCAGCAGCATGATGTAGCCGGATCTGAACGTGTTATCCAGTGCGATGAATTCGCCAGCTACCTTGCCAACGAAGAAGGACAGAAGGATCTTCGATACGAAGAGCCAGAAGTGGAAGCGCATCTCGGTAGAGGGTGGGTAGAAGTAGCTCACCAGTCCACCGAGCATTCCCAGCAAGCCTGGGAGCATCCACTCGATGACGGGCTTTAGCTCATCCACGTCGGTCTCCGGAGAAAACGCCGGCATACGTTCCGGCATGCGCAGGCGCAAAACGAAAAACCCCGACTCTATGGCCGGGGTTCTGGTGGTCGCTCCTACTCAACGCGCAGGAATGACAGGATGAATGAATTTTGTTGCATTGATGCTTTGCGTGTCAAGCGGCAATTGATAGCAAAACGCCTTCTGCTTCGAGGATGGCTTCGCACTCTCTCAGAGCCTCAGTGACCAAGCCCTCGAGGTTGGCTTCGATCCCCTTCCGCCAACGCCAGTAGGTGGTCCGGTTCAGGCCCTGGTTGTCCCAGGAGTTCATATCGTAGAACTGGTCGCCGAGTACGATCATGTCGGTGGACCGCTTGCCCGAAACTCCCTTCATCTGAGGGATAGCCCACGCCGTGACCGCCTTGTTCACGAAAAGCCGTGGTGCGTGAGAGGCAATGATTGGGCACAACATGCCGATTGCTTGGACCTTACGGGCCTTGTGCGTGCTGTACTTCGCCACCAGTGCATTCCAATGACGCGGCTTGAGCTGGCTGTGCAGCCGGGCGTGAACCCAGCAGTCCGCCATGTCCCTGCCTATGGAATCGCTCGAGGCCGACCGGACCAAAGTCGCGAGGTCGCCACCGTCCGCATAGCCGGGCTGGTACAGCTTCTGCCAAGCCTGCTTGCTCGTGTTATCTATAGCTTCAGCGGCGAGGGCCGACACAACGGCCGATAGTGTGCTGGCGTAAATCATGCTGCGGTCTCCCCTTTCATCTCACGCACCAACGCCCGGTAATGGGCCTTGAGAGCTTTCAGTTCGTCGATGGTGTACTTCTTCGGCTCATGGGGTCCTTCCAGCCATTCAACCTTCTCGGCGCCGATCCTGCGGACGAGATTGATGCGGTAATTCACGATGTCGCCGGACTTGTGGTTATTACAGGGGGCGCACTGTTTCCATACGTTCAGTGGTTCGAAGCGGATTTCCGGCGCTGCTGCTACCGTTCTGTAGTGCCCTGCGTGCCATTGGCCCTCGTGGTGTCGGCCACAGCTGATGCAGGGCTGATCCCGATCACGGAGGCGGATCCACTCGTTGAAACAAGCCTGAGTCTCCTTCAGGTGATCGGCACGGGACTTGAGCCGCTGCTTGGCTGCCCGGATCTCCTTGCGCTCCACCAGCTCCAGGGCCTTCCGCTCTTTCGCCTTCTTCGCATTCACAAGCGCGATGGCGCATGCCGGACCGCACGCAACCTGCATTGGGCGAACCGGCACATACTCAGCCTTGCAGTGGCGGCACTTCTTCGGGCGTGGCTGCTTAGTCATCGAGCAACCCCGCTTCCCGCAGCCACGATGCGCCAAAGCCGTCATACGCACGCCCTTCCCCATACACGGCCTTGAGCTGTAGCGGCGGCTCTTCCTGCCCGAACAGGTCCAGCTGCTCTTCCTCGCGCTTGCCGTCGACGTAATGCCAAGCCGCATCAATGTTCGCGTGAGTGGTCTTCTCGTTGCCGATTTCGACGGTCACAGCCGAAGGATTGCTGTTGTTGATGATGTAGCCGCTCATGCGACCTCCTTGAGAAGGTCAGCAAAGAACACGCCTTTGGCTGTGAACTCGTCGACGATGCGGTTCGTGTATTCAATCCCCTGCTTGCGGTTGAACAGGCGGGTCACGGGGAAGCCGTCAGGCCCAAACAGTTCGCACTCAGCCATCAGGTAAAGCTTCTCTTCGTAGGTCAGGCTCAGGAACATGCGATTCCAGCCGTCTCGGAACTGGTCGCAGTCCCGGCGCATGATCGGTACGCCGAAGTGAAGCTTGCAGTAGCGCCGGGCGTCTTCGGCCTCGCCTATCTGGGTCATCTGAGCAATACGCTCGTAGAACTTGAACCAAAGGCCGTTCTGGTCGAGCGTCCGGTCCCGGCCCGGGCGGACAGATACGACCAGGTACTTGTGATCCCGGAACATGTTGTTGATGAGCCCGAGAGCCTCGGCCAGCTTGGCGGCGCTATTCACGGCTACCTTCTCAGCCATTGGAGGCGCCCTCCTTTGCCATGGCTTCGTAGGCAATAGCCTTTATCGCCGAACACTCATCGTAGAATTGGTTAGGATCTACCCTGGGCGTCCCCCAGTTCACTAGCTCGCGGACCAGTTCTTCCGAGTTGCCTTCAACGTGATTGACGATATCGCGCAGCGCTTGGCGCAGCTCTTCGCACTCCCGCGCCTTCTGCTCAAGCTGGCTGTGCAAGGTGCGGTTCGTCTCATGCTGGCGGTTGACGGTGGCTGTCAGCTCTTCAATTTTCTTGCCTCGCTCCGAAGACGCATAGCTGACCTTGTTGTAGTTCGTACAAATCTGTTCATGCGCTCTTTTGAGCTGCTCGACCTGGGCAATTAGCTCAAGTACGGCCGTACCCATCTTCCGTTCGTACCAAGCGTCACCATCCTGCTCGCTCGGCATGAAGTCGTTCTCAATCCAGCGCTTCAGCTCATCCCATTTGCTATTCATCAGCGCACCTCCGCCAGCGGCCACACCAGCCGCGCGCACCGCAGGGCCTCGTCTCTATCAATTTTCTCTCCCACCATGGCGAAGGGAGGGTGTCCGGGTATGTGGATGAACCAGCAGGCTTTCATGCGGGCACCTCACGGCTTTTCTGGCGATCTGGCTGGCAATCACCCTGAATAGGCATCAGGTGTCGCGGCTCACATAGGCCGAAACCAGTCAGCACTTCGTCATCTGCGAAAAATTGAACGCCATCCCCTCTAACGACCCAGCAGCCAATATCTGAATGACGGTAAAGCTGTCCGTTTGGGCCCGCGTAAAGGTCGCCATCCGTTACGTATGCGCTCAGCTCAACCACCTTGCCGATGTTTTGTACAAGCGTGTTTGCACCGACGATCACTGCCAGGTCGCCCGGCTTGAAGTTGTGGTTCATCGCTTCGCTCCCACTGCGCGCTTCTGCGCTCCATTGAGCTGAACGAGGCGGTAGTCATTGCCGCGCTTCATCCGAATGACGGACTCGCTACGGCAGTCGACGCTGAAACCGGTGTTTTTGAGCGACTCGACGGTGAGGCGCTGGGCTTCGGTCAGGCAGTTCATACGAGCCCCCTGGCCGATTCCCAGTCGAACCCGACCACGATCCCACCGCCCTCGCGCATACGATCCACGCAGCGCTCGCCCATGGCGTTCGGAAGCTCCTTCGGCGGGAGGTTCGAGACGATCACAGTCGGGAGCATGTTCTCGTAGCGGGTGTTGATGATCGTGAAGAGGGTCGCTTGCTCGAACTCGGTGGTTTTCGTGGCGCCGATCTCGTCGATGATCAGCAGATGCGGCGAGGTCAGGGACTCGAGCGCGTCGGCCTCGCTGTACTCGCTTGCCCGGTCATAGCTGCCCTTGATGTGCTGCAGGATGCCGCCCAGGGTGCGATACACCGCCATCGCTGGCGTGTTGTGCAGCAAGTGGTTGGCGATTGCGGCCGCAAGGTGGGTCTTCCCCGTGCCCGGCCTGCCAAGCAGCATCAGGCAGCGGCCAGCATCGTAGTGCTCGCGGAAGCCTTCGGCGTATTGTTTGCAGCGGGACATGGCCGCGATCTGGCGGTCGGTCTTCGCGGTGTAATTCTCGAAGGTTTTCTCGGCAAAACGCGGCGGAATCATTGCGCTGCCCAGCTTCCGGCTAAGCTTGGCGCGCTGCTCACGGACTTCCGCCTCGCGCTTGGCCTCTTCGGCTTCACGCTGACGAATTTCGGCGCACTGCTGGCAGCCAGACTTGAACTCGCGACCCAGGATTCGGGTGATTCTGCCCATGAATTCGCCGTGAATCTCGCAGTTGTCGCGGTACTCTTCGGCGGCGACGGACAGTTGCTTGGGGGCGTTAGAGGCCATAGGTGCCGTCCTCCCGCTCTACAAGGCCATCGAAGTAGTCGCGCTGTTCGAAGCCGACATGACGGGACTGCCCGGGGAACGTGTGCACGTTCGTGGCGGGCTTAACCTCGTCGTTCCAGCGCTTCTGGTTAAGCCAGGTGGCAGCGTGCGGGATGAATTGCCCGTCATCCTTCAGCCATCCAGCGGACGCGCGCTGCTGGGCCAGCGATGCCATGATCTTGTCCATGAGCTCAGGCGAAGGATTGACCTTGGCGAACGATTTCCGGGCGTTATCCTTGGCAGTCTTGCGCGGGTAGCACTTCCAGAACGTCTCGAAGAGGGCCTCAATGTCAGCCTTTTGAGGCCCTGATTCGTCCTGACCAGACTCGTCCGGTTCATCATCCTCCGCAGGCAGCACTGATGCACCCTCGCGCTTGTGCGGGTTCTGGTGCTTGGCCCACTTCACAACCTGAATGATCGACTTGCCACCGCGCTCGTAGCGGCTGATAAATCCCTTGCCACACAGAGCCTCCAGCATCGAGTCGATATCAACTTCATCAGCTGGAAACAGCGCGATCTTGAGACGCTTGGGGCGATCCTCTAGACGCCCTTCGCGGTCAGCCTCGGTCCATAGGCCGATGAATAGCAGACGCGTAGCGAAGTCGAGTTCAGCGAGGTCTTCGTTCTGAAAGAAGCCAGGTTTGATATTCCGTGACCGGGCCATCATGCGACCCCCTTGAATGCCTTGTCGTGGGTGAACAACCCATCCCAGGACTTTTTCATTGGAAGGTCTCCCGCGAGGTAAAGCTCATGCAAGCGGGCGGCGCCCTTTTGCAGAAGTACCGGCGTGAAAGAAATGAATGGCTCTTTGCCGTGCGGCGTGACCTCGACCTGATGCTCAGTGAGATACTTGTCGCGCGCGTATGCAGCGACTCGCCAGCGGATGCCGGACTTGCTCTCGTTGAACAGCCAGTTGCGGCCTTCAAGATAGTTCGCAACCTGCATGACATTGACCCCATTGAGGCCCTTGCAGAACTGCGGGACGGTCATGCCTTCCTTGAACAGATTCTCAAGCGCGCCAATTCGTACAGCCTGCTGCCTGTTTTCCAGTTGAAGGGTCTGGTTCGATTCGACCTGATCAGCCCAAGCGCGGGCGGCAGCCGCAGGATTAGAGAAATCCGGCAGCTGAAGACCGCTCTTGGACTCAAGCTCCTGCCAGCGATCAACCAGCGCAGCGGTGAACTCAGGCGACAGCTGGGCAACGATCACATAGCTATCGCGCTTGCCTACTCGGTATTGCTTAAGGAGTAACGGGCCCGCTCCCGGGTTCGGTACTTCCTCAAATTGAGGGAGTCCGATAGCGCCGCGCTCATACAAGGTCTCAATGGTGCGCATGACGTTGTCGTGTCGCTTCTCAGTCAGGTCCGCGATTTCGCGGCTAGACATGGTGACGGTATTGCCAGCAGGTATAAGGTTCTGCATAATCTTGGTCACTCGTTTCAAGTGTGTTGAGAAACCCAGGCCGCAATCCTGGGTTTTTTATTGCCTGTCTTTCGGTCCCTTTTCAGGCCCTGCCCTCCTCCTGAATGGCTGCACCTTCCCGGTGTTTCCTGACGGCAGCGTTTTTTGTCGAAGCTGCTCTCGTATCAATTCGCCGCCCAGCTCCTCGGGCGATCTCCCGGTTTTCTTCGCCAGATCGTGGAGCGCACGCAAGTAACGCTCATCCAGCGCAACATCTGTTTCCGCCATAAGTCCCTCACAAGGGCCTTCAGGCCACGTCAATCGAACCGGTATCGTCACCCTCAAGACGGGAAAGCATGTCGCGCAGACTGGCCTCCAGAAGCTCGCGGGCGAGCACGGCCTTTTGCGTGCGGTGGAACTTCGCCAACGACTGAAGAAGGTCGTCGGTGTCCTCATCAAGGCGAACCTTGGTGATGTGGTCGCGGATGTGTTTGGGGTCGGCGTACATGCCCAGATACTCCTTAGGCTGCTTGTGATTTCGTTTGGGATGGGAACGGCCGCAGCTCTTCAGCTGAAACCCGGCCGTCAGCGTGTTTGGTGACGTAGATATCGCGTCCAGCTGCCAAGGCCTTCGCGATAGCTGGCGCGCTCACGCCCAAAGCCTTCGCAGAGCTGGATTGGCCGATCTCATCGACAAGCTCGGCAAGTGTGATTTTTTTCATGCTTACGCCTCAGCGTGGACTACTGCTCGCAATACTAACCGGCGGTTAACTATTAATCAACACCGGCGGTTGGCGCCAAAAATAAACCGACGGTTTACAGTTGCTCCATGAGTAAAAAGAAAGAGCTCTCAGCAGAGCAGAAGGAAGAGTGCGCACGCGCGAAGGCGATTTTTTTGGCCAGGAAGCGTGAGCGCGGCTACACGCAGCAAAAGCTGGCAGACGAGCTGAAGATCAGCAGCCCAGCGGTTGCTATGTACCTGAATGGTCAGAATGCGCTGAATGCACGTTTTGCTGCGGCATTCGCGCGCGCGATGGGTGTGCACGTCAGCGAGTTCAGCACGCGTCTCACCAAAGAGATCGAAGAATTCGCGACGCCTCTTTCTCAGGCCATCACGAATACAGACCTGGGCGGGCTTACTCCTATCGTGCCGTGGGGTGATGACACCGAACTGGATGACGATGAGGTAGCGATTCCGCTGCTTAAGGACGTGAGAGTGGCTGCAGGGACTGGCCGAATTGCCGAGGACTACGATTCCGGCAAGAAGATCCGGATGGGCAAGTACACCCTTCGCAACCAGGGCGTGCAGTTCGACAAAGCTGTATGCGTCACCGTGCACGGCAACAGCATGGAGCCCGCCCTGCCCGAAGGCAGCACCGTCGGCGTCAACCTTGGCAACACCACCGTCAAGGACGGCAAGGTATATGTGATCAAGCATGACGGCGAACTGCGCGTGAAGCAGCTCTACCGGCTGCCAGGTGACGGCCTGCGGCTGCGCAGTTTCAACCGGGCCGAACACGACGATGAGGATTACTCCGTCCAGGACATGATCGATAAGCACATATCGGTCGTAGGCAAAGTGTTCTGGTCTTCAGTGCTTTGGGACTGACGAATGCTGGCGACGCATGATGCTTACTAGCCCGCGCAATGCGGGCTTTTTCATTCCCATCAAACCCTTCTATTCCGCACCCTCCAGCCAATGTACGGGCCTAGGCCCGGCCTAGCACCATACAAGCCGGGCTGATTCCTGATTCCTGATTCCTGATTCCTGATTCCTGATTCCTGATTCCCTCAAAAGGCCCTCGCCCAGCTCGGGGCGGTTTCGTGTGCCTGCGAGAAAAATATTAACCGGCGGTATTGACACAACATAGTAACCGGCGGTTAACTACACCCATCGAAGCGAGACACGCTTCAGGCCCTGAAAAGGGACAAGCCGGAGACTCACCGGCTAGCAGGTTGGAGCGAAATCCAATCCAGGCCCCGCAAGGCGAAAGCATCAAGCGGAACCGACCTGATCAAGTTCTTTGAAACGAATTCACTGAAGCACCTTGTCACCAGGGTGCTTTGGGAATTTCACGAGAGTAAGGACATGACGAACTCTTTTGCTGAACGGCTAGCCCGCCAGTTAGATCAGGCCGGCAAGGTGATCATCAACACGATGTTCAAGGCATACGACTGGCAGAACCGCGAGACGTGGCCGAAGCCTGAGA